GTACCATGCTCTCTGGTTTCTTCAACCAGTTCAAGAAGTTCAGGTACGTCGGTTGCGATATCGTATTTGTCCCAGTCTCCACTCTTCCTGCTGACCCTCTGCAGATTGGATATGAAGCTGGAGAGCCTACCATCGACCCCAGGGATATGGTCAACCCCATCATTCATCGTGGTTTCCATGGCGAGTCCCTTGGTGGATTCCTGAATCAGGTTTTCCCCAACACTTCGGCCAATGACCTCGGTAATCTCACCCTCTTGGATGAGAACAACTTTCCGAACCCTTCGGTCGCCACTAACTATGAACAGGCATACTATCTCGCTCTCTCCGACCCCAGTTTTCTTAAGGCTGGTGTTCAGGCTGGTTTCAAGCGTGGTGGTCTCGTTCCTCTCTGCTATGACCTGTCCGCTTCTGGCCAGATTCTGCCGTATCCTGCCTCGAACACTCTGGGCAATGATGCTGGAATCGAGTTCCACGTCAACGAAGCGGAGCCTGCCCAGCTCTTCGTCGATACTTCTGCGGAGAATCCCGACACTGCTAACGTCCGTGTTGACAAGCCTGCTCTGTTCACCTCCAGGCTCAGTCGTCTCGGATGGCTCGATTGTGAGTCCAGGTATTCCTACAATCCGAACACTAGTGTCACTGGTAACGATGCCAGTACTGGGGTGTTCTCGTACCTTCCGAGACTCTTCATGTACTTCATCATGCTTCCTCCTGCATACAAGACCGAATTCTACTTCCGTGTGGTCCTGACCCATCACTTCGAGTTCAAGGACTTCAGGAGCTGTGCCGCTGGTGCACCCTTCGTGGGTCGTGTTCTTGATAACAGTCTGTCGGCTATCACTGTGGCCTATGAGGACCCCAACGTTGCTACTGCTTCGATGACTGACCTCTCTCTTGAGGTCCACGGTGGTGTCGCTACCCCTGTCACTGCTGGTGTCTCTTAAACTTCTTAGGGGCATTGCCCCTCTCTTTCTTTTAGATCCAAAGTGGTTGCACATTTGTAGGCGGAGCCATTCTCGCGTAGCGCCCCAACGGAGTGATGGTGGTCTCACTTTCTTAAAACCAAAATTCAAAAGTTAAGAAATAATATAGAGAACTGGAATCGGTGGGGACGCCTACTAGTACGCGGTAGCGCTAAGGCGTCCCCCCTCTCCCGTGCTGGTGGTCCTAATGGCAAATGTCAAATGGATAGATGCAACTGTTTGGTGTGAAGGCGATAATGCCTTTGAAGGTGTGAAAGATGAGTCAGAATGGAGGAGTCGGTTTGATGGACTCTTTGAAAGGTATGCTTATGGTCGTGAAACTGCGCCTGAAACTGGGAGACGGCACTTCCAATTTAGAGGTGTCCTTAAAGTGGCCTGTGATGCTTCTTGTCTTACTTATCTGTCCAGCCTTGGCTTCAGGAATATCTCGCCTACTCATGTGAGGGACTTCGACTATGTCTATAAGGATAAGGACTTCTACTGTTCCTGGGATGTGTACCGCCCAGAGTATGATTTGGTTCGGAACTCTCCCCACGTATGGCAAGTACAACTCGAAGATTTGGAGAGAGATGACCGCACTATTGAGGTCGTGTGGGACGAGCGTGGAAATAGTGGAAAAACCGCGTGGGCTATGTATCAGGACTACCTTCACAAAGCCGTCTACATCCCCCCCCTCAAAAGAGGGCTGGACCTCGTTGCCTGTGTTCTTGGGAAGAGAGAATCGGATTGGTACATTATTGATACCCCCCGTGCGTTCGAGTTCACTGATGATTGGGCTTGTTCCATCGAACAGCTCAAAAACGGGTACGTGTTCGATACCAGATACAGTTTTAGAGACCGCTATCTGTCTGTCCGTCCAAGAGTCACTGTGCTCTGTAACACTCTCCCTGAGTACGAAATATATTTCAGTGCGGATAGAGTATTACCTTTTAGGATAACCCCTGAAGGTTATCTATGGAGTGTATGAAAATGGCATACTACAGAAGGCGTTATTACAGGCGTGCTGGCCCTAGGATGTACAGGAAATACAGGTATGGCAGGGGGAGGTGGTGAGGTGCCACTCCCACTGATCGCGCTCGGTATTGGCTTTGCTGTCTCCTCTGCGATTGGTGTCGGTTCCTCCACCTACAACTTCTATCAGAATTCCCAGCGTCAGGCCGAGAATCAGAGGTATTGGAATGACTACCAGAAGAACACCGGTATCAGACCTCGCTACCCCTATCGCACTGGCTCTTACTATGACTATGGGTATATGCTTAGCTATGCTTCTGATATGAGCAACGTCGCTAATCGTATTGCTGCAAAAGAAATCTACGGATGATAACATGACTACCAACTATGCTAAGGCCCGGTTCTCGGAGATTTATGACCTCCACACTGAGATTGGTCGCCCCATGATTATGGGTGTCCACACTCCCACCAACGGTGCCCCTCGTACCATGCTCTCTGGTTTCTTCAACCAGTTCAAGAAGTTCAGGTACGTCGGTTGCGATATCGTATTTGTCCCAGTCTCCACTCTTCCTGCTGACCCTCTGCAGATTGGATATGAAGCTGG